CCGGCACCGATTATGGTGGTGATGCCGACGGAACGGGATGCAGAAACTTGGTCAAAGGACCGGTTCTCACCGATGGCACGGGATACAGCCTGCCTGACCGGCAAGATCGCCGATCCCAAATCCCGGGATGGCAACAACAAGATCCTGCACAAGCGGTTTCCAGGCGGGCATCTGACCATTGTCGGGGCCAACGCGCCCTCGGGGCTCGCAAGCCGCCCGATCCGGCTGTTGATGTGCGATGAGGTTGATCGCTATCCGTTCAGCGCCGGGGCCGAGGGTGATCCAGTCAACCTGGCCAAGAAACGAACGGTGACATTCTGGAACCGTAAGATCGTGCTGGTCTCAACGCCGACCAACAAGGGCGCGAGCCGCATTGAGACGGCGTATGAGGAAAGCGACCAGCGCCAATATCATGTACCGTGCCCGGAATGCGGGGCCGAGCAGGTGCTGACCTGGGGCCAGGTCAAATGGGACAAGAACGCAGACGGCACCCATCGCCCCGAAACGGCATTGTACCATTGCGCGGAATGCGATGCCACATGGCGTGACGAGGTTCGCTGGGGGGCGGTTAGGAAAGGTCATTGACAGGCGAACGAGCCTTTTGCCGGGATCGCCGGGTTCCACCTGAACGAGATTTACTCGCCGTGGATCCGGCTGGAGGCGATGGTGAAAGCGTTCCTTTCGGCTCGCGCTGGTGGCGACGAGGCAATGAAGACGTTCGTCAACACTTCGCTTGGTGAGACCTGGGTCGAAAGCGGCGAAGCGCCGGACTGGCAGCGCCTGCTGGATCGCAAGGAAGACTGGCAGCCGGGCAGTGTGCCTGCGGATGCGCTGTTCTTGACCGCCGGGGCAGATGTTCAGAAAGACCGGATTGAGGTGGATGTCTGGGCCTGGGGTCGTGGGCTGGAAAGCTGGCTGATCGATCACATCGTCATTGAAGGCGGACCGGGGTCTGAACCCTGCTGGGCTGGGCTGACGAAGTTGCTCGGTCGAACATGGCCGCATGCCAATGGTACCCAGATGACCATCGCGCGCATGGCGATCGATACCGGCTATGAAACCCCGGCCGTTTATGGCTGGGCCCGCAAGGTTGGCTTTGGTCAGGTGGCACCGGTCAAGGGTGTCGAAGGGTTCAACCGGGCCAGTCCTGTGTCCGGGCCGACATTCGTGGATGCCACCATTGGAGGCAAGCGCCTGCGCCGGGGTGCACGGCTCTGGACCGTGGCTGTCTCGACCTTCAAGTCCGAGACCTATCGGTTTCTGCGGCTGGATCGCCCGACACCGGAAGAATTGGCGGGTGGGTCAAAGTTTCCACCCGGAAGTTTGCACCTGCCGGGGTGGATCGACAGCGAATGGCTGAAGCAACTGGTGGCCGAGCAGTTGGTGACGGTCAGGAATAAACGCGGGTTCTCCCGGTTGGAATGGCAGAAGCTGCGGGAACGAAACGAGGCGCTGGATTGCCGGGTCTATGCCCGTGCGGCGGCGTGGATCCTTGGGGCGGACCGCTGGTCCGAGGCGCAATGGCTGGAGTTGGAACGGCAGGTGATGGCACCAGTTGGTGATGGCGCCGTGCCGGGAACATCCGCAGGGCGGCCGGTGAGAGCAGTTCACCAACGCCGCTCGGTGCGCTCAAATTACATGGGATGATCATGGCGACAATTGCAGAACTGAACACCCGCCGTGAGGCACTGGCAGCGTCGCGGTCCAGCGGCGTGGCGCGGGTCAGCTATGACGGCAAGACAGTGGAATACCGCAGCCTGGCTGAGATCGAGCGTGCCATTGAGCAACTGGATCGAGAAATCGCCGCCATGGAAGGCCGCCGCATTGTTCGGCAGGTCCGCGTAACGACAAGTAAAGGCCTCTGACCCATGGGCCTGCTTGATGTGTTTCGCCGCCGGAAAACTGGCGGCCCCAATGACATGCGCGCCCGCCTCGAAGGGTCCATGTCGCGCCGCCGTCTGCGCGGTTGGCAGCCACCGCTGGAAAACATCAACTCATTGGTTTCCTCGGGTGGGTCGCGCTTGCTGGCGCGCTCGCGCGATCTGGTGATCACCAATGGATATGCCGCCAATGCCTGTGAAGCCTATGCGGCCAACCTGATCGGCGACGGTATGAAGCCCTCGTCGCTGATCGAAGACCCTGACCTACGCGATCGTATCCAGCGTCTTTGGCTGGCCTGGACCGATGAAGCGGATGCGGATGGTTTGACAGATTTCTACGGGTTGCAGGCCATGGTGGCGCGCGAGATGTTCGTTGCCGGGGAATGCTTCGTGCGCTTTCGCCCGCGCCGGGCTGAGGACGGCTTGCTGATACCGATGCAATTGCAATTGCTGCAGTCGGAAATGCTGCCCTTTGAGAAAACCGAAACCTTGTCCGGCAACCGCCGCATCCGTTGCGGTATCGAGTTTGACGCTATAGGGCGTCGGCTGGCCTATCATTTCCGTCGCCGCCATCCCGGTGACAGCACCGATCAGGGTGAGGCTTTGCCCGAAACGGTGCGTGTGTCCGCTGAAGATGTGCTGCATATCTACCGGCCCATCGACGCCGGTCAAATCAGGGGGCTGCCGCATGTGGCCCCGGCCATGGTGCGGCTGTTTCTGCTGGATCAGTATGATGACGCCGAGCTTGATCGTAAGAAAACCGCCGCGATGTTCGCGGGCTTCATCACCAAATCCGCCCCGGAAGAGGCATTGATGGGCGAGGTTGAGGATACTGGTGAGGGTATCGGCATCGCCAGTCTGGAGCCCGGTACCTTGCAAGTGCTGCTACCTGGCGAAGATATCAGGTTCTCCAGCCCAGCGGATGTGGGTGGTGGGTATGAGGCATTCCAGTATCGCACGTTGCTAGCAATCTCGGCCTCGCTAGGTCTGCCCTATCATTTGGTCACCGGTGATGTGCGTCAGGCCAACTATTCCAGCCTGCGGGCCGAGTTGGTCGAGTTCCGCCGCCGGGTCGGTCAGCTGCAGCACGGAGTGATTGCGCATCAGCTCTGCCGTCCTATCTGGCAGCGCTGGCTGGAAACGGCAGTGTTGTCCGGCGCACTTGATCTGCCGGATATCAAACAGGCCCGCGCGGTGCACTGGATCCCGCCGCGTTGGGATTGGGTTGATCCGCTGAAAGACATTCAGGCGCAGCTTCTGGGCATTGACGCGGGGCTGATGTCGCGGCGCAAGGCGGTGGAAGCCACTGGCTACGACATCGAAGAAATCGATCGCGAGAACGCGGCGGACGCAGAGCGTGCTGCGGCACTCGGCCTGAATTACCGCACCAGCCCCGGCGAAACCCAGGGCGCACGCGCCACGCCGCAGGGTGCCCCTGACAAAGAAGAAAAGGACTGACACATGCAATCCTGGTACACGATCCGCGCCCGAGATGAAGGCGTGGAACTGCTGATCTATGATGAGATCGGTGCATACGGCGTTTCCTCCAAGAGCTTTCTGGTTGAACTGGGTGCACTGGATACAAAAGCACCGCTGAACCTTCGCCTCAACAGCCCAGGTGGTTCGGTTTTTGATGCGGTCGCAATCTACAACGCTCTGATGCGTCACGAAGGCCCCGTGACCGTGACAATCGACGGGATTGCCGCCTCGGCCGCGTCCTATATCGCCATGGCGGGTGACACCGTGGTGATGCCCGAGAACACCTTCCTGATGATCCATGATCCTTCAGGCATGGTAATGGGTAATGCCGGTGACATGCGCTCCATGGCCGAGGCGCTGGACAAGATCGCAGGCTCTCTGGTGCGGGGCTATTCCGCCAAGTCCGGTAGGCCTGATGAGGGTATTGCCGCATTGATGGCGGCGGAAACCTGGCTTGATGCAGCCGATGCGCTGGAACTGGGTCTTGCGGACAAGGTGATTGAGCCGGTGCGGATTGCCGCCAGTTTCGACATTACCCGCTTCAGGAATGCACCAATTGATCTGGTGGAGGCGGTGGAAAAGGCGCGCCCACTGGACAATTCTGAACCAAAGGAGGGTGACCCGACAGAGGGCACTCAGGCTCCTGTTTCGACCCCCGCAGGCGTGGCTGACCCTGCTTCGGAGCCAGAGAAATCAGGCGAACCGCCTGCGGAACCGGCGCCGAAATCCCCGGATATGTCTGTGATCCGCAATGAGGCCATGTCTTACGCCAAGGCAGTTGTCGATCTCTGCCGTCTGGCGGGCCAATCGCAAATGGCCGCCTCGTTCCTCTCCGCTGAAACCAGCCTTGAGGATATCCGCAAAGCTCTGATCGACGCCCGCGCCGCCGCCGAGCCTGAAATCACCTCCAGTCACCCGCAACCCGGGGGCAGCCCCGAGGCAAAACCCTGGGGCGATGTGATTGCCCGCACTTTCAAACGCAAAGGATAACACCCTATGACAATTCTGACCGAAGGCCGCCACGCAGGCGGCTTTATTGTTTGGGAGGCTTTTCGCGATTATTGCCGCGAGGTCGTCACCATCGCTAGCGGAACGCTTGAGCCCGGCACCGTGCTGGGCAAAATCACCGCGGATGGCAAATACGCCGCCCTTGATCCCGCCGCCGTTGATGGCACCGAGACCGCCGTTGCAGTGCTCTGGGGCAAAGCGGATGCGACAACCGCCGAGGCTCAGTCTGTTGTCCTCCTGCGCGGCCCGGCCATCGTCAACCAACACGATTTGATGTTCACCGGCACACCCACAGGCCCTGAAATCACTGCTGCACACACGGCTCTTGCCGCTGTCGGCATCCTTACCCGCTAATTCTATTCTGAAAGGGGGCCGCCCATGGCCACCATGGATATCTTCGAGACCGATGCCTTTTCGGTCATCGAACTCACCCGGGCGCTGGAGAACATCCCCTTCAAGCCTGCAACCTTGTCAGGTTCCAGCCTGTTCTCTGATCGTGGCGTTCGCGCCCGCACCGTTGTGATCGAGTCTAGGGACGGCACCCTGTCGCTGATCCCGTTCTCAGAACGCGGCTCGGCCTATGATCAACAGGTTCCCGAGCATCGGGATGTGCGTGCCTTTGTCTGTCGCCAATTCAAGAAGCAGGACGTGCTCTGGGCCTCGGAAATCCAGGGCATTCGGGCATTCGGGTCCGAGAGCGAAACCCAACAAATCCAGGCCGAAGTCGCCCGGCGGTTGCGCCGGTTGCGCTCGGATGCCGAGGCCACGTTTGAATACCACCTTCTGAACGGCATTCAGGGCAAGGTGCTCGACCCGAAGAATGGCACCACTGTCATTGACTACTTCAGTGAGTTTGCCATTACCCCGGCAGCTGAAGTCGATTTTGATCTGGACAATTCCTCGCCCGGTTCCGGTGTCCTGCGCAAAGGCTGCCAGGCCCTGATAGAAAGCGTCGAGGAAACTCTCGGGGGCCTTTCCACTGGTGCGGTGCAACTGCGCGCGGAATGTGGCTCGGCCTTCTTTGCCGATCTGGTGGCCCACAAGGAGGTGCGGGAAACCTATCTGAACACCGCGGCGGCTGCCGATCTGCGCAGCCGGGTGTCGGATGAAGTCAGCTTTGGTGGTATAAACTTCCGCCGGTACCGAGGCAATGCCGCCTTCGGTGTCCCGGTCGACAAGGCAGTGTTTTATCCTGAAGGTGTTGAGGGCCTGTTTGAGATCTACTACGCCCCGGCGGACACCTTCGAGACGGCCAATACTCTCGGCCTGCCACTCTATGCGCGGTCCATCCCGGATCGTGATCGCGACGAATGGGTGCGGCTTGAGATCGAGAGCAACCCGCTGCCGATCTGCACCCGGCCGCAGGTGCTGCGCAGCGCCCGGCGCACCTGATGAATGCTGTCGCCATAGCCATGGACGCACT